TAAACCATTCATATAAATATCAAAATAACTACTAGTATCATCAGCATTAAGTAAAGTAAAATTATCATCAAAATCAATTATATATTCATTGGTATCTAAATCTTTAATAGCATAATATGACTTTTCAGGTAAATAATAATTAGTAGTATAAAGTGAAGCAGTTTGCCATACTCTTACAGGATATTCAGGTCTAGCATTTATTCTAAATCTATTGATACTATCTGGGTAGAATATACCTGGATTTTCAGCTAATGCGATAGTGGCGGGTAATGTATTTAGTATAGTTTGAGTAGATGACCCAGTATCAAAAACATGGTCATTCCATTTAAATTCTAAACATGGAGGATATATAGTATGAGTATCTACTGAAAAGAATTTAAGTTCTGGTTGGATATTTTCATTTGGTACCCATTCAGTTTGTTGTTTAAGAATTAAACCATCCCATGAAATAGAACCAGTATACCAAGCTAAAACGATATTAGATATATTCATATTAATATCTTTATCGCTAGCATAATTAAATACTTGAGACTGAGATATAGGGTATGTATTAGAATTAAACCACTCTACTGAGGATCCAGTCCACCAATTACCTCCACCAGGTAAAGCATAATTTGTATTATATGATCCTGTAGAAAATGGTGTGTAAGAACTTGTTTTCCATTTTATTGAGCCGGAGTAATCTAACCATACCCAACTTACGCCATTTGTTACTTCAGGTTCATCTAAATATTTACCTGTTCCCATACCCCAAGTTCCTGATATTGGGTAACAGTCTAGTGTAGTATTTAAGTTTAACCCTGTTTCTGTAGCTATAAAACATCTTAAATTAGATTGCCATGATGTAGTATCTGATATATCGTTTATTGAAGGTATAATTTTATTATCTATAATATCTGTAATTTCTTGTTCATTAAATTGTACAAGAAATCTACTAACCTGAGGGTTAGGTTGATTTGGAGCAAATGTAGTCAATGTTGACTCTATAATTTCATCTAATCCCGCATTCATATTAGGGAATAGAGAATATATTGTAGCGTCTTGTGTTGGGAATATTTTATATACGGCCATAGTTTAATATTATAATGGTACTACTCTACCAAGAATATCTTGGTTTGGATATTTAACTTCAAATATAGATGGATCAAGTGAAGGATAAACTACATTATTTGATGTAGCGGCGTTGATATCATAAGCATAAGGACTATATCCTAAATTTTCACCAACTAAATTTGTAATTGTAATTGTTTTCGCTGTTTGTACTCCATCTATTTTATCTAATAAAATATATAAATCTCTTAAAAGAATAGGTTGATTAATTGACCATTTATCAATAGCAAAATAATCTTGAAGAGCTGCTATACATTTAGTTAAAACATCATTATTATTATAATTAGGTAATACTATAATATCAAAATTTACTCCGATATTAATAATAAAACCATCTTTAACATTAACAGCATCTCCAATCATTCTATACTGAGATAGATATGTTATTGTATTTTGTTTTAAAGCATTTGATGTTGTTCTTAATGTTTTATTAGCATTATAACTTAAAACATATAAATCTAATACTGAATTAGATTCACCTTCAGACATTATACTGCGTTTAGTAGGTTCGATGTATGCTTTAGATATAACACCATATTTAGCAGGCATCGATAACGCTCGTACTAGATAATCATCTTGAGTTACATTACGTAGTTGAGATGAAAAGTTAGCCATAGCGTTTTGTCTAATTTCATCTACTGTGTCTCCATCCCCACCACCATCAGCTGCTTCAAGATTAGTAACAGCTAATGACGCAAATATAGTATTTGCAGTTGTCGTGTTTAATCCAGTGTTAAGAAATTTGGGTGTTGAAACTAATATATTTAATGTATTAGAAGGAGCATTTGATTCAACTCCACCCCCTGTTAAATATCTGATAGTTAAAGTAGTATTTGACGGAGCAATACCATAAGTATCTGTAAATAAGAAATTAGATGGTGAATATGCTGTTGTTAACTTTGATTTTTCAAACGGTAAACCTATACCTACATTATTTGGATTAGGTGTAATTTCTTCATCATTATTATTTGCTGTTCCAGCACCGAATTGTATTTGTAATGATCCTGAATCTAAGAAACGAGTAGCAAACCTGTATTGGGTTTTTTCTAATTTTAGTAAATAAGGAGCATTACCTTGATCAGCATAAAAATTAGGATCATTAGGGTTAGTATTTTTTATAGGTTTATAGATCATTTCTTGACCTAAATAATCTACTTCATTCCATGTATTTCCTTGACTATCAGTAACATCTAATATACCAATGATTTTAGAACTATTTATTGTTCTAGTATCAAATTTTATAGGAGATCCAAAACTAATAGTTGTAGTGTTAATAGTCGCAGATATTGCTTTTCTATCTTTTTTTAATAAAAAATATGTTGGATTGCCACCTGATGTTGAATATACTGTTACTTCAGTAGGATCACTTGATGATGATACTGAAAAATCAACTGGATCTTCTATAAGAAATGGTTGAATATTATTTAAAGTTGAAGTAATTGAAGCATTTGCTGGTATGAATAAAGCGTAAGTATAATCAGGAACATAAATACTTCCAGATAATATTGCTGGTACTTGTTGATAGAAAGTAATATTAGTAGTAGCTACTTGAGTAATATTTGGTTTATAACCAAACATATAAGCTAATTCAAATAAGTTATTTGTCTGGCGAGCGTATTGTAAATAATTTTCTTGGAATTGATTGTCTAAATAAAAAGATAAAACATCACCAACATACGCCGCCATTTCCATAAATAACATACCTGGAGATGTTGGGGTGAAGTCATTGTATGTAGTGGGGAAATATGTTTTAGCATAATCTATTAAACTAGCCCTTAACTCAGTGAAGTCTTTATTTATATAGGTTATATTTTTTGCTGTGTTAGTAGTAGCCATTATTGAAATGCGATTTGTAATTGATCTGTTATACCTGTGTCTTTTATATTATACTTTATAGTTACTGTTATTTCATTATAATCCGGATTAGATAAAATATCTATTGATAATATTATAACATTAGGAAAATAGGATGATATTTGGGATTGTATATATTCTTCGAGTCCTTCTAAAGTTCCATTTGTAATTTGTTCAAAAATAAATGATCTTAAACCAGCTCCAAAATTTGGATTTAAATATCTTTCAAATTGGTCTGTTAGAAAAAAATTAAGTAAATTATTTTTAATAGCATCTTTAGTGGTATATGTAGAATAAAATGTAGCCGGAGCGTTAAAAGGGATAGACACCCCAACCGCAGTTCCCGGTTTGGTGTCAATTGGAAATATTTTTTTAGGTCCGAATGCCATTATTTACTCATTAATCCCATTATTTGATCTAAACCTAACTCACCAGCAGGTAAAGCACCATTTATAGTATCCGCACCAGGTGTTGGTCTAAAAGGTATGTTATTCGTATTAGCTGGTTTCCCAAACTGCATGTCTTCAAGAATATTACCGAACATAGCTTTACGTTCAGCTGGTGTTAAAGTTTTAGTGGGGGATGTTGGAGCAGTATAACTATTACCAACAGCATTATTACTTTCAGTAACTATTGTTGCCTTAGGTGCTCTAACAGCTTCTAATAAAATTTCACGTAATTCTTCTTGAATTACTTCTCTTACTGCTTCTTTGATTATTTTTTTAAAGTTTTTAGCGTCCATCGTATTATAAATATTAAAATTAATAAGCTTTTAAATTATCTCTATCAATAATTAATTTAAGTTCGTTTGTTAATAATTGTGGTTCGTTTGTAAATGATAATTCAGTTTCAATTAAAATTATACCACTTTGATTTTTACCCACTGCTCTATAACGATTTACAGTAGGAGTATATGGTATTGTTTCTATCTCAATAACAAATCCTTTATAAGTCACTTGATTTTGAGTTTGTTCAGATTGTGTTTGTAATATAGCTATTTTTATTAAATCTGGGTTTATTGGGATTAAAGTATTATTAGGTACGCATTGTTTTAGTTTAATATCTAAAGCAGAGAGTATAGCAACTATCTGTTGTATATACCCATTTACTATAGATATGGATAAGGCCGCTGATGATATAGCGCCAGTTACTTTAGATAATCTAGGTTCACCTTTGTCATCAAATAATAATTTATTTATAGCGTCTTCTAAATCACTTAAAGAAGATGTTACAACTCCTGGTACTCCTGGGGGGGATGGTATTATTTTTGAAGCTAATGAAATAGCTAATTTGGTTGTTTTTAAAGCTGTAATTATTAATTCAGATACACTTAAAAATGTAGATAAACCTGTAATTGCTTTAGTTAAAATATTTAATTGGTTACTTATTATATTTAATTGTTCTACTAAAGAATTTCTTTGATTAATTAAATTTTGTAATTGAGAATTATTAGGGCAACCATCTTTAGGTAAAATTTGT